CTTAGATATTGGTTATCGTGGGCCGATGGCGACAGGGCCGACAGATTTATTGGCCGGTCCGGCCTCGAATCTCGGACCTCAGACTGGTGGTTTCCGAGCCACTCCAGCGACGATGGATGATGTTGAAGCACAGCAAGCTCGAGCGCAGGCAGCAAGTGTTGCAGCACAACAGGGCCTTCCCGGTATTGCTTCTGCACTTCCCGGAGGGACGACAACAAGCAAAACCGGCCCGACTGCGGTAGACAATGTGGTTGATAGTATTGCTGAAGCTCTTGGTTTAACGGCCCCGTCTGTATCCGCGGGGATCGCGAACCTCGGACCTGTAAGCGCGACCAAAGCGGCGGGTGTTGAAGCGGCGCGGGAAGTTGGACGGCAAGCAGCACGGGATGCGTTTGCTGCTGGAGAATTGACGGGAAATTTACAGCCTTCTGGTATTGCACCGGCTGAAACTCCTGCAATTGAAGCGGGCCGTGAAGCGGCGTTCAACGCAATGGCCCAAGGAGCGAGGGACGCGGCCCTTGGACCGACGGCGATGTCTTATGATCCGACGGAACCTGAAGGCGGAGCAATTGGTGTTCAGGGAATGATTGATGCGGCCAAGGCAAATACTCAGCAGAATATTTCGTCAGGCTCACCGACCCCAAGTACTGTGAGCACAGCAGCAGCGATGGAAGATGCGAATATTCCCGGAGCGGAAGCTCCGGTCGGGCTGTCTGGCATGCCGGGGTATACTGGTCCAAGCCAGTCACAGCAAGGACTTGCAGTAAACAGAGCATTGGACACATTGAGTTCACAGGCCGCGGCACAATCTCCGATGAATCCTGTACAAGCAACACCTGGCATGCAAATGATTGCGGACGTTGTTAACACACTGGACATGTACGGTGGTACGGGTAAGGGTAATGTTCCGGGATACGTTGAAAATGTGATGGCTCGTCCGGGTGCAATGACCGCGTTAACTAGTGGGATACAAATGAATCCAGTTCGCTCAAATGTGACTGACTTCGACGCATTTGATCCTAGCAAGAACACTTCCGAAGAGCGTGGCACTTTTGAACAATCGTATGTGGAAGGCGCTGACGGTACTGAATCGATTATGGGCGCAGTTGGCCCAAACAGACTGTCTTTTCTTCCGGGACAACCTGATAATATTTATGTTGGTACTCCACAGGGTTATGACCAGCTTGTAGATCAAGGTAACTTGGTCCCTGAATCAACGGAATATGTCGGTGATCCAAACGCACCGGAGCCGGAAAGCGACCAGCAGGGCGGCGGTGATTCAACCACAATGCCACCAGAAGTAGCACCGGTTGCGCCACAAACCTGTCCAGATGGCTATACATATGATGCATCGAGCGATTCATGTGTGTATCAGGGACAAAATATTGTGCAAATGGCTCAATACACACCGGCTCAAGCTCCTGGGTACAACTACACAGGCTTGCCAAGTTTGGCTCCAGTGTCGTTGAAACCGTCATTTCAGGCCCGCGGTCAGTACAGCCCACTATTCCCGATGGTGTAAATGGATACTGCAGCTCTCGAAGCACTGCCTGAAGAGGTTCTCAAAGAGATTGTTGCGCTCAAAGAGGCGGAAATCCGCCTCGCGACCCGTGAAAAAGCGCAAGATCAGTTCATGCCTTTTGTTCATCACGTCTATGATGGCTTCATTGAGGGCCGTCACCACCGAATCATTGCAGAAAAACTGGAACGCATTGCAAAAGGTGAACTGAAACGGCTGATTGTCAACATGCCACCGCGTCATTCTAAGTCTGAATTCGCTTCTTACCTCATGCCAGCATGGTTCTTGGGCCGAAATCCGAAGTTAAAGATCATTCAGGCCACGCACAATACAGAACTTGCTGTGCGTTTTGGTAGAAAAGTGCGAGATTTGATGGCTTCTGATGTATATCGTGATGTTTTCACAAATACTCACTTAAAATCTGATGATAAAGCAGCCGGTCGGTGGGGAACTGCCGAGGGCGGCGAATATTTTGCTGCTGGTGTGGGTGCCGCGGTGACAGGTCGTGGTGCAGATTTGTTTATTATTGACGATCCGCACTCGGAACAGGACGCATTGAGCGAAACTGCGTTCGATCATGCGTATGAATGGTACACATCTGGTCCTCGACAGCGTTTGCAACCAGGCGGAGCCATCATTGTGGTCATGACTCGGTGGGGAACCAAGGATTTGACCGGTCGTTTGCTCAAAGCACAGGGCGATGACGTGATGTCGGACGAGTGGGAGGTGGTTGAGTTCCCTGCAATCATGCCTTCGGACGAACCATTGTGGTCTGAGTTCTGGAATAAAGATGATTTATTGAAAGTCAAAGCTGCGCTCCCGCTTGCGAAGTGGAATGCACAGTGGCAACAGCAACCGACAGCGTCTGAAGGTGCGATTGTTAAGAAGGAATGGTGGCGTGTTTGGGAAAAAGAAAGTATTCCAACGATTAAGTACATCTTGCAGAGCTATGATACTGCGTTCTCGAAGAAAGAGACGGCAGATTACTCAGCAATCACAACGTGGGGAATTTTTGAGCCCGAAGAGGGAGGATCAGACCATATTATCCTCTTGGATGCGAAGAAAGGACGATATAACTTCCCAGAGCTAAAGGAAGTTGCGCTCGAAGAGCATGATTATTGGGAACCAGACATGGTTCTGATCGAAGCCAAGGCCACAGGTACACCGCTCAGTGATGAATTGCGGAGGACAGGAATACCTGTTGTGAATTATACTCCGTCTAAAGGCCGTGATAAGGTGACGCGGATGCATACGGTCGCGCCGCTGTTTGAAGCTGGCATGGTTTGGGCACCGGAAAAGTCTTTTGCCGAAGAAGTCATCGAAGAGTGCGCTGCATTTCCGATGGGTGACCACGATGACTTGGTAGATAGTATGACGATGGCGTTGATTCGCTTCCGTCAGGGCGGTTTCGTCTTTTTGGATGGCGAAGACGGTGAAGAAGAAAACGATATTCCTAGAGTGAGAGAGTATTACTGATGTCAGTTCCCTCGAATATGATGCAAGGCATGGTGGATAGCTCCATCGAAGCGGTCCCAGGTCAGGAAGTAGAGATTTCGCAACCAGAAGACTTTGCTGGTGGCGCAGAAATCATGGACGATGGCGCAGGCGGCGCGATTGTTCAGGCACTCATGGGCATGGAAGGAGCCGAAGTTGTCACAGAAGAATACGACCATAATGCCAACCTTGCTGAAATTCTTGATGAATCAATCTTGGGTGAAATATCAAGCGACCTTCGAGCAAAAGTCGAAGACGATCAAGATTCAAGAGACGAGTGGCAAGAAGCCTACACTCAAGGTCTCGACCTGCTCGGGGTCAAGACACAAGAGCGTTCCCAACCCTTTGCAGGGGCATCGGGAGTAACGCATCCGATTATTGCTGAGTCTGTAACCCAGTTCCAAGCTCAGGCATACAAAGAATTATTGCCAGCGGGCGGACCAGTTCGCGCAGAAATCATTGGCATGAAGAATCCAGAAGTCGAAGAACAGGCGACTCGTGTAAAGAACTTCATGAATTACATGGTCACTGAGGTGATGGAAGAATACGATCCTGACACGGATCAGATGTTGTTCTATTTACCTCTTTGCGGCTCTACCTTTAAGAAGGTTTATTACGATGAAACTAAACAACGGCCCGTTTCTCGATTTGTACCTGCCGAAGACTTGGTTGTCCCCTACACGGCGTCTGACATTGCGACTGCTTCGCGTGTTACACACATTCTCCGCATGGACGAGAATCAAGTTCGCAAGCTACAAGTTGTTGGTTTCTACCGAGATGTTGATATTCAGTCTGGTTATGACGAAGAAGATGACTCAGTTAAGGAAAAGGTTCGTGAGCTTCAGGGGATAGACAGATCAGAGCAATCAGATGATGTCTTAACAATTCTCGAAGTTCACACCGAATTAGATATTGAAGGTTTCGAGGACTTAGATCAAAATGGCGAGCCTACGGGGATCAAGCTCCCGTATATTGTCACCATCGACCAAGGTTCGGGCGAGGTGCTGTCCATCCGCAGGAACTATGCAGAAGGTGACCCGCTCAAGCGGAGTCAGCAATACTTCGTGCATTATAAGTTTTTGCCGGGATTGGGGTTCTATGGGTTCGGCCTGATCCACATGATTGGAGGGCTGGGCAAAGCGGCCACTTCAATTTTAAGGCAGTTGATCGATGCGGGTACATTGGCAAACCTACCTTCCGGATTCAAGGCGCGGGGTATCCGCGTTCGTAACGACGATGAACCAATTGCCCCTGGCGAGTTCAGGGACATTGACGCTCCTGGCGGCGACATACGGAATTCAATTATCCCACTCCCATACAAAGAGCCGTCGGCAACGCTTGCCCAGCTTTTGGGGGTCCTTATTGACTCGGGGCGTCGGTTTGTTTCAATCGCTGATCAGCAAACAGGATCGCCGGGGTCTCAGCAGCAGCCAGTAGGTACTACCGTCGCGCTACTTGAGCGCGGCATGAAAGTGATGAGTGCAATTCACAAGCGGTTGCACTACGCACAGAAGTCCGAGTTCCGGCTACTTGCCAGCATCATCCGTGACTACATGCCACAGCAGTACCCGTACATGGTGCCGGGTGGTGACGCCACGATTATGCAATCAGACTTTGACAACCGTGTTGATGTACTGCCTGTCTCTGATCCAAACATCTTCTCAATGGCACAACGTGTCACACTGGCTCAGACTCAGTTGCAGTTAGCTCAGTCAAACCCAGAGATGCATAACCTGCATGCGGCGTACAAGCGGATGTATCAAGCATTAGAAGTTCAAAATATTGATGACATCTTGCCACCACCTCCTCAGCCTCAGCCAACTGATCCAGCAATCGAGAATGCGCGGGCATTGGCGGGGCAAATTGTTACTGCGTTTCAAGAGCAGGACCACGACGCACACATCATGGTACACATGCAGTTTATGCAGTTACCGATTGTTCAGGCATCACCGCAGGCATACGGTATGTTCTTATCACATATTCAGGAACATATTGCATTTAAGGCGCGTGCATTGGTACAGCAGGAAATCCAAACAGAGCTTGAACAAATTCAACAGTCTAGCCCAGAACTTGCACAGGTATCTCAGTCACTTGTCACACCAGAAATGGTTGAAGCGCGTGTGGCTCAGGTACAAGCCGAGCTAAACGCTCAAATGCTTCAGGGACTGATGCCACAAGGCGAAGATCAAGACCCATTGGTTGCTATTCGCCAGCAAGAGCTTGCGATTAAGGCTGCAGATGTGGAACGTAAGGCGAAGCTTGATCAAGCCGAGCTTGCACTCGAACAGCAAAAAATGATGCAGCGAGCTGCGACAGATGCTGCTAGAATTGAATCTCAAGAAGAAATCGCGGAAAACCGCAACGACGTTAACATGGAGCGTATATCCGTGCAGAGAGAGAATATGATGAGACGCAACACAACGTAGGAGATGCCGCGATGATCTTTGAGGCCATTGCTGCAATTAAAATTGCAAACGAAGCGATAGGGGCCATCAAAGAGTTCGCGGGCCACTGTGAGTCTGTGGGTCAAATGGGCAAGGACCTTACTAAACTTGCCGACGCAAAGGATGAGCTACAGAAGTCTGCCGCTGACGGAGACATGGAAGCGTTCTGGGCACTCGAGGATATCAAACGCCACGAGGCCGAAGTCAAACAAATGTTCATATACGCTGGCCGTCCCGGTCTTTGGGACGACTACTGCAAGTTTATCGAAAACCGCAAGCAGTTAAGAGAAAACGAGCGTAAGCGTGCAGAAGCTAAGAAAGTTGCTCGAAAGAAAGCCATTCGTGATGGACTTGTTTGGACTGCTATTGGCGTTGCTGTGCTCGGTGTTGTGGGCGGGGCCGTGGCCTTATTACTGTTTCTTATTGGTCTTAAAGGTAAGTGAATGAGCGACCTGTTTATCAGTCCTTTTCATCCCGCCTTCAGGAAGCCAGACTGTGTGTCGCCCGTAACTCCTGCCCAAGCAAATTCAAAGGAACAGCCATCTATAGACTGGCAGAAGCCCTCGAAAGGATCGATGCCAGACTTAACAGTCTACGACAGGCTCGGAAGGGTCAAGGAGTATAGACATGATCACATGGGTACTGTTTGTTTTATTATTGGAGACTGAACGGTATTATGTAATGCCGCAGGGTCACTACATGACAATGGAAGAGTGCTTTGAAGCGCGGGAAGCTGTAATGCAATCTGCACCACAGCCGAAGATGAATTACGATGCAATCTGCATCCAAAC